GTACAGTTTCTATTGTTTTTTGTTTCCATGTATCATTGATACATTCTACTAATGCTCCAACTTTCATATCTTAAATATAATAAAGAATGGCCCGAAGGCCAAATCTTTTGTCTGGGAGGCGTGTTAACCCTCACAAGATATACAATCTGATAAACGCTGTAAATTGTCTCCTCTTAATACTGATTCAGTACGTAAATAATATAATGTTTTAACTCCTTGTTTATGAGCTTCCTTATGTACTTGACTAATCCATTTTGGTGTATCATTTGGATCAAATGTTAAATTTAATGAAATAGCTTGATCTACAAATTGCTGTCTAACACCATTTTGTTTAACAATTTCTAACTGATTAATTTCTTTAAATGTTAAGAATACTTCTTTTTCTTCAGATGTTAAAATATAATCAGGTAAGTTAACTACTGATCCTTGATCTTTTAAGATTTGATCCCAAACACTATCAATGTTATATCCTTTTGATTCAAGTAATTGTTCTAGAATCTTATTACGTTTGATGAATACACCTTTTGCTGTTTTCAAATTATAAACGTTAGCAGGTATAGGTTCAATTGAAGGTGATACACCTCCTGAGATATGGGCGTTTGATACTGTGGGTGCAATTGCTAAGTGGTGAGTGTGTCTCATACCTGTACCTTTACACCATTCTGGTTCACCATATGCTTCTGCTTGGTCGCGAGATGCTTTTAAAGCACCTTTTTCAATAAAGTCAAACATCATTCTAGTATAAGCAGTTGCTTGAATACCTACAAATGGTAATCCTTTTGATTGTAAAAACGTATGCCATCCTAAAACACCAATTCCAATTGCTCTACCTTTAGTAGCTGATCGAACTGTGTTTTCCATGAATTTGATATTTTTAGCTCTATCAATAAATTCTTGTAATACACCTTCTAAAAACCAACAAGTCAATTCAGGTAATGTCATTCCATTTTCAAATGTATAATCTTTCCATTCATCCCAACGAGCTAAATTTAAAGACGATAGACAACAAATAAATGAGTGTAATTCATCTGTGTATAAAGCAATTTCAGAACAAATGTTAGTCATAGTAACATTTAAATTATTCTTCTTATACGCTTCAGGATTAGTTTTATTGATATTATCTTCAAACATAATATAAGGCTCACCTGTCTCAAGACGAGTCTTAAGAATTTCACCCCACAATTTTAATGCTTTAGGATCTTTATCTTCTAATTTGTTCATAAACTCATCATCAACAACTACACATTGATGTAAGTTTAAACATTGGCGATTAACATCACCTTTTGGTCTACGAATTTGTAAAAATTCTTCAATATCTGGGTGATTAATGTTTAAGTTAACTGAAGCTGCTCCTCTACGAACACTACCTTGGTTAGTAGCTAAGATAGTTGAGTCATAAATTTTAGCCCATGGAACAATACCTTCTGATACTCCATTATCTTTAATTGCTTTACCTCTGCCTCTAATGCGAGATAAACCAATACCTACTCCTCCACCTTGAGATGATAATCTCATCAATTCAGAGTTAGCATCCGCAATACCTTCAATACTATCTCCAACATCAATACCAAAGCATGAAATAGGCATTCCACGTTCTGTACCTAAATTTGATAATACTGGTGATGCTAAACATAACCAATTTTTAACCATCGCCTCATAAAAGAATGGTTGTAAGTCTTTACGACGTAAACGACGTGCTGCTGCTTTACTTACTCGTTTAAATGCGTCATATACATCTTCATCTGATAGTAAGTATCCTTTTGAGATCATGCTTACTGCAATCTCATCCATAAATTCAGGGTAATGTTTCCCTTTAATCCAATTTGTTGTATCTACTGTGCTCATTTTTGTTTTATAAATCGTCCCAATCTGCTGTTGATTTTGAATAACTTGTTACGCGACCTGCGAAAAAGTCTTGATGTGTTTTACCACTTGTTAAATGACCAAACCATTCAATTTGTTTTAATAAATTTGGATCAATGTCATTATATATTCCTTTATATCCTAATTCAACCATTTTTTCATTAGCTCGTGCTTTAATGAAATTTTTAAGTTGCTCTTTAGTTAAACCTTCTATATTACCCATTTCAAATGCCTTATCAATAAAATCAAATTCTAATTGTACTGATAAGTGACAGGCATCACTAACTTTAGTTCTTAATAATTCAGTATCTAAATCTGATCTTTCAGATAATAATGTTCTAAATAACCAACATCCTGCTTTAGAATGTAATGATTCATCTCTAACACTCCATTCAACAATTTGACCTGTACCTTTCATTAAGTTTCTTAATTGGAAACTCATTAACACAGCAAATGAGCTAAATAAATTTACACCCTCAGTAAATGCTGAGAATATAGCTAATGATAATGCTCTTTCTTCTAATGTCTCACCTGGTGTTTCTACTAAACGATCAATTTTAGCTTTTGATGTTTCGTCTTCTAAAAATGCTTTAAAATCATCTAATCCTAACTCTTCATTCAAACGAGCATATGCTTCAGCATGTATTGATTCAAAATCAGCAAATGCTCTCGCCATCGCTTGTATCTCAGGTTTTGGAAACCATACTGATACTTTTGTTGACCAATAATCATTAACATGTACTTCAGTTTGAGCAAATGATTTTAATATATTTCCAATTAAACTCTTCTCAGATTCTGTTAATTTTAATTTCCAGTCACCTAAATCAGATGCTAACGGCACCTCATCTGCCAACCAATGTGCTCTATGTTGGTCTTTGTAAAAATCAAAAGCCTGCTGATACTCAAAAGGCTTATAAAAGTTCCTTGCTTCAATAATCATGGTATTAATATAATGTTAGGATTGTAATTCGAAAAACTTCTTTTTAAGAGTTTCTCTTTCTTGGACGTTCACGTCGCTAAAATCATTGACTGGTTTAGCAGGATTGTATGATTCGTCATTTTCTTCATAGTCATCAAATATCTCGAAACGGCCTGTTGATGTATCTACTTTAGCTCCGAATGTCATACCATCACCACCATAACGGTTTTTCATGATATGGAATCTTCCAGTGCCGGCCACTTTATCTTCTTTCTTACGTGATAATGAAATAGAAATGTCTGTAATCATAATTTTATCGTAACTTCCAGCGGCTTTGTCACCTTCAATAATATCATCTTTAGCACCTGATCTATTAACTTGTGACACACTCCAAATTGGAATTTTCATCTCACGAGCTAAGCCCTTTGTGCTTAAATAAATATCATCTATCTCTTCCTTCCTCTCAGAATTTGTTCTTTTAGATCGAAGTAAGTCTACATAATCTATAATAATAAGATCTGGTTTAAAATCTTGTTCAATACATTTCTTAATATGTGCTTCTAATGTGGACATTGATGCTTTACCTGGTGAGTATTCCTTAATAATCAAATTACCAGGCAAATTAGTTACAGTATCTTCTACTCTAGATTGAAAATCTTTAATTGTATTAACAGGTACTCCTGTAAAACAAGCATCATATCTTAAACCAACATAATCTTCACCTAACTCTAATGTATAATGAATAACATTAAAACCTAAACTAACAGCATGTGCTCCTAAGGCAATTAATGTCCATGATTTACCTCCTCCTGGGTTACCAAATATTAAACCAAAATCACCTGGTCCAATTCCACCTTGAAATAAGTTGTTAAATAAATCCCATGGTGTAGGAATAACTGGGCGATGTTCTTCTCTATATCGAGACTGAATATCTTTACTATATTCTAATCCAACATTTTTATCTTGGCCTGCTTTTAAAGCGTTGTCAACTAAATGTCTAATAGAATCATAGTCACCTGCCTTTAATAAATCAACTGATGTTAATAATGCTTTCTTTAATTGTTGGTTTTTACAGAAATTAGAAAATTCTTGTTCTACATAAACTAAATCATCTTCTGAAGCTGTATATGCTTCACGAAGTTGTTCTTTAATAGAAAGTTGTAGTACTTCATTTTCAATTTTTTTCATCTCAACTTTCAAAACATCCATACTTGGAACAGTATGATAACGTTCATAATACTTAAGAATCTCAGCTATAATCCATTTATGGGCTGAGTTATCAAAGTATTCTTCACTTAAAACGTCATGAATGTTGATTAAAAACTCTTTACGGGTAAGTAAAGAGGACAAAACTTTGATCTGGAAGTGGTTGCCATATTGGGCGAGTGTATTTAGTGTCACAACTTTTATTTTAAATTTAATAATTAATTTTTATATTTCCAAATGTATCCAAAGATACTTTTTCTATTTCCTTTCCCATTACATACTTCAGTAATAGCTGCTCCTGATTTTTTGTTTAAAGTTTTAGCCGCTTCTGTAGCGCTTGGGTGTTCTTTGATAAAATTTCCTTGTTTATCATATTGAAAGACTGATTTTTTAGTTTGTGATGGTTTACCTTTTCTTGCTTCACTTTGTTTTTGTTTAGTTTCATCTGAACGTTTTATGCCAGTTAATGCTTCTTTAATTTTTAGTCTCCATTCACCATTATACATTTCATGTCCTTTTCTATTTTCGGACATAAGTTTTTTTGTTTCATCTGAAGGCGTCCACCCTTTTCTAGCTTCTGATATTTTTCTTTTTCCATCTGGGGTTTGACCTGAGTTTCCATATGCTTTATTTGTTCTGTTGTAAAACAACGGATTTGATTCAACATCATAAAAGTTCAACCAGTATTCTTCTCTTTGCCATAGTTCTTCTTTACTACTACAATGTTCTAAAATTTCTTTTTTGAAATTTTCTTTACCGTATTTTTTAATAGCTTTTTTTAATATTGATCCACTTCCCAAGTATTTAGGATTATTGTTTATGTCTTTACCAATATATTTTTTACTATTAATAAGATTTATAGTTAAGTATATCACCATAATATTTTATCATAAATATCATATGTAATGTGCTTAATGTCATAACTTTTATTTATTTAAATAATCTCTAATTTCAGATGCTCTTTCATATTCTTCTATATTAGGTAAGATAGCATACTCTAATATATCCTGAAGTAATGATTTAAAATTTCCTTTATGTTTTTGGTTTAAAATGTTTTGTAATTCAATTTTTTCTTCAAAAGGAATATTTGAGTTATAAATCTCAGGATGCATTTTATTTTTCCAGAGAAGTCTAGTATAATAATCCATCTTTTTTATTTAAAACTGTTTAATGTAGCGAATGTATTTCTGATCCAGTAGTCTACATTTTTAAGAGTGTGACCTAAACCATCTTCATTATACATGTTTAGAAACTCTATTATTTTAGTATTCTCTATTTCACTTTCAATCACATCCTCTATTATCTGCTTCTCGCTCTCATCTACTAACGGGTTACTTAGATCCATTATCTTATAATGCTTCTGTAACGTCTCATACTCAAATATCAACCTCGAGTATATAACATTTTCTTTATACTTCCCTTCACAAATATTATACAAAGATTCTAAGGACAACTCTTCTGTTTGTAACTCTGGAAAGAATTTAAATAACTTTTTAGGTCCTAATCCTTTTAATCCAGGTATTTTATCTGAGTTGTCGCCCATAAGTGTCTTATACAATATAAAGTTTTTAGCCGGTAAGCCAAACTTTTCTTTCACTGTTTCAGGTGTGTAATACTCTTTCACAATAGGACTATAAACTGTAATGTTTTTAGTAACTAATTGTAAGAAGTCTTTATCCGCGGACACAATCACACATTTACTATCGTATTTAGTTGCCATATAGTTGGATAAATGCGCTATTATGTCATCTGCCTCAACCTTATCGAGTGATATAAGATTGACGGGTAAACACCTTAGATAGTGAATGAGTCTTGATATTTGATTAATTTTAGAATCTTGTTCTTCATCTAAATCATCAAAAGCAGAATGATTAGTCATTCTTGATAGATTTCGACCTGATTTGTATTCTGGGAGTAGGTTCTTCCTATTAATGGTTGAACCTACCCCATCAAATACAATATAAACAGATGTAGGTTTGTTTTGGGTGATTAAGAATCCTAATGAGCGTAAGAATCCTCCTAACCCACCTACATGGACGCCATCTTGATTAACATAGTTTAATACAGCAAAGTTACGTAAAAATAGATTTAAACCATCTATAATTAATACTCTACTATGTTTATTAAATGTGGATGTTGGATTGTCAGGTTTATCCATGTTATCCAACATATCAAGTAAGCTTTTCTTGTTCATGTTTATTCTTCATCAATTAATGTGATGTTCTCTTTACTTTCTTCCCATTCGGACTTATCTTCAGTGAGACCAATACCCTCAAGACTTCCTAAAATATGAACCCATTCATGAGCATGTTGTTTCTTATACTCATTAACATCTTTAGTATCATCACTGATAAAACCATGAACTGTAGCTACAACTGTGTTTTTGGTTTGTAAACCTGTAACGTGATTTTTATCTACAGATACTTTAGTGCGAACTGCAAATTCTACTTCCTTACCGTCTTTAGTTGCTTTTAACTTACTTGTACCACTATTAGTAATATTACCAAATGTTAATACAATTGAAGCATCTAAAAACATTGTTTCACCATTTTTCATTTTCATCTTTGGTTGAGCAAATATATTTTCAGCTGGAGCGATCCAGATCTTATTAATTGCTACCATTGTGTTTGTATATGGTGCTGATTCTTTTCTTGATAATGGGAAGCGTTGATTAATAAAATTACCAAATTGTTGTGACATTGCTCCTGCATTCCACATTGGATTGTTTTTATTTGCTTCAACACTCATTTTACAAGGTATAGAACCTATTGAATCCCAGAAAAAACATAAATCATAAGGTAAATTACCTTTTTTCTGTTCATCTAACAAATCGGCTATAAATTCTGCTGTGTCTTCGATAGTACCTAATGTACTTCTATCAACATATAAGAAAAATCCTCTATAGTCTGTAATCTCACCTGTTGATTCATCAACAACATCTTCAACTTGAAAACCCATTTGTTTAGCGTGTTCCCAAGACCATTTCATCTCTGTAATGATAAACACAGGCAAAATGCCCATTTTCTGGGCATTAATTGCTAGTTCAAGTAAAGCTGTTGTTTTACCTGTATTACTGTGTCCTCTTAATAGATTAATATGACCTATTCCTGCACCTGGGAGTGAAGTTGATTCTTGTAAAGCCTCTGAAAATGGAATCCATCTTTGTTCTTTAAACTTGACTGTA